CAGTTTCAACATTAAATATGCAGGCAGGAATTAAGTTTAATATGGTTCCAACTGGAACAGTTGGCGGAAGAGGATTTACTTGGTTTGGCAGAACAATGGTATCTTCAGTAGTTGCAGGATATATATTAAAGAGAACTATTTCTGGCACAGATAAATATTATAACGCTACAACACAAACTTGGGACGATGCAGCAGTAACAAATCCTAATACTACAACTTCATTTATAATAGATATTCCAGCATCTGCTGGCTTTGCTTCAAGCGGAACATACTCATTTATACTGGCTTTAGTAGATATATATGGAGATGTCACTCCATATGGAACAGCAGATGTTATTGTTTCAACAGATTCTGCCGCCCCAAATGAGCCTACGGCAAAAAGATTTATTCGCAAAACTTTAATTTCTGATACAGATGCTCACGAGTATACTTTTGATACAAATGCTCTTGTAAATAAAATTACAGTTGCTAATGCTGGAACAGGAGCCACAACTTTTGCAGTAAAAATAGGTGGCATTTATATGATTGCACCAGTAACAATAGCAGCTGGAGGAACTTTAAACGTTGATACTTCGCAAAGAGTAGACGCAGATGATAGAATATTGTTTACTAGTACAAATAATGCCACTGATGTTTATATTAGTGGAACGATAGGAATTTAAGGAGAAACAAATGGCAATCGATATTTATTCAGGACCAGCTTCAAGCGCTGCAGGAGCTGTATTCGGTGGTGGCAGACTAGACTGGTATTTTCAATCAATTAACTGGACTGCTCCTTCTGGAGTTTCTTCCGTAAAAGTTCGTGTATGGGGCGCTGGCGGCGGCGGTGGATATTGTATAGATAATCAAGCAAGCGCTACTGGTGGTGGCGGTGGTGGATATGCTGAAAAAATATTAACTGTTACTCCAGGAACATCTTATGCTGTTACAGTTGGAGTAGGCGGCTCTGGCGGATATTATGATGGAAATAATAGTGGAAGTAGATTTACAGCACAATCTGGAGGATCATCAAGTTTTGCAGCTTTAGTTTCTGCTACTGGTGGTAGTGGTGGAATTGATATAAATCAAACAGGAAATTATTCTGGAGGATCAGGCGGATCTGGATCTAATGGAGATCTTAATTTTACTGGAGGTTCAGGTGGATCTTTTACCAATAATAGTTATGGTAGCGGCTGGTCAGGAACTGGTGGAGGCTCTGCAGCTGGTCCATGGGGCTCAGGATTTCGTGGTGGAAATATTCATCAAGCATCTAGTAGCTCAGTAAATTGTACAGGCGGCGGCGGAGTTGGTGGAATAGGTGGAGACATTATTTCATCCCCACAAGCATACAGTAATATATTTACTGGAGGCGGCGGAAGCGCAGGACCAGCAGAAATGGTTAGAAGAATTGGTGAACATTATGGAAGACCTGGAATGGGACTAACAGTAACCACTAACAGATCTTTTGGATATGCTTTTAATTCACCTTCAACATCATCAACTGCTACAGAAATAAATGGATATAATCAACCAAATGGATCTGCTGGAATTTTAAACAATAAATCAAGATTTCCTGGAGACTATTTAGATGGTTCTGGTGGAGGAGGAGCTTATGTTCCTTATCCTAGCCAATCTCTTTCAAACGCTGGAACTTATTGGAGTAGCGGCGGAGGTCATGGTGGACCAGGCGCAGGTGGAGGAGGGGCAAGACAAGATAATCGCACAGAGAGTTGGTTTGTCCCTTCTGGAGGAAATGGTGGAATATTTGGAGGTGGCGGAGCTTTCTTAATTGGAACTGGTCCAACTGGATCTTCAAAAGGACGTGGAGGAAATGGTGGAATTGCTGGTGGCGGCGGAGCATGTATGTCATATAGCTCTTGGCACGGACATGGTGGAGCTGGTGGCAGCGGATTAGTTGTCATAGAATATTAAAATGAAAATGGAGAAAAAATGAAATACGCTAGAATAGTAAACAATAAAGTTGTAGAAACATTTGATGCCCCACTTGGCAAAGATATTACAGAATATTTTGTTCCAGCTATAGCATCTCAATTTATTCCATGTACAGATGATGTAGAAGCAGAATATAATTATGATGGAGAAATATTTACTTCTGGCGAAATTCCAGGAGAACCAGTAGTAGCAGAAGAACCAACAGAAGAAACTCCAGCAGAGTAATTTACCCATTTAGGGTATAATGGCATTATGTCATATCAATTAAAAGTAATCAAAGATTCACCAATGGGATTTTGGACTTTGGATGAGTCTTCTGGTTCTATTGCATATGATAAATCGGGATGTAATAATCATGGGACTTATATATCATCTCCCGCCTCTAATATGCTACCGCTTGTTCCTGGCGGAATTTCTGGAACCAAAATAACTAATACAGCATATGTTACATTTCCAATAACAAAAGACTATTACGCAACAAACGTCGGCGCAGCATTTGGAAATAAATATACATCAGACAACGATTTTTCATTAGAGGTATGGTTTAATCAATCTATTGAGTCTAATACTGAGACCCCGCTATTTGCCGATACCACCAACAACATTGGATTATATTGGCATAAAGGCGATATTGTATTTAAGGTATCCGCCACAGAGTCGGTAAGATATTGTATTCCATACAGCAAAAAATCTTTATATCTTGTAGGATCATATTCTGTTTCTGGTATAACCCTATATATTGATTCTGCCCCAGTTGCCTCTAAGTCTTTATCTAATTTTAAATTTACAAATACAACTCTTAATTTGCAGACTGGACCAACTACAGATGCTGGCGATACATTTATTGTAGATGCTCCAGCGGTATATCGATATGCTCTACCAGCCACAGCTATTCGTAGACATTATTTAGAGGGCAGCGTTACGGTGTCTCCAATCCACGTAGTATTCCCAGACAATGGAGTTTTATTTAGCGGGACGGATGCAAATATCAGAGCAGCCTTTGATTACTCATATCCAGTAAATAAACCATGGACAGAGTTCCTTGACTCAAATACATATTACGATCAACGTAGGGGATATATATCCTTCTATCAGACAGATACCGTTCAACCCAAGAGTTTTGTAATAAATGATTATTTCCTTATCCCCTCTCAAATAGGATTAATTACTTCTAAGGTTGAATGGCGGAACGATCTAGGAATATCCGTAGAATCAAGCGTAGACGGAATTACATATTCTGCCTGTACAAATGGCCAGCCACTACCCCAATATACAAAAGATTCATTTGATTCTACTGGCAAGGTATATATTAGAATTACCATGTCTACCACAGATGCCAGCAAATTCCTGCCTCAACTATCATTTTTCTGCGTAACCTTCTACTCAGATAGGACAATATATGCAGATAATTTTGGGGATAAAATAACCTCTACAACAGATTATTATTTAGGATCATTAAATTATCCTATTCTATCTCGTAATTATATGAATGGAATTAGAGCTAAAAGCGGGTCTGGATTTGATTTGGCTACCGCCTCTTCTATAAATTCTGTAGAAATGTTCTTTACACCCGCTAGCTTGGCCGCTAATACCCTTTTCTATGCTTCTGGTGGCACAACTACCAGATTCGCCTGGAACGGCTCTGGAGACGTTTCTAAGGCCAATATAGCCTATGTCTATATAAACGGGGTAGATGTATCGTCGGCTACTAATATAACTAATTATTTCCAAGAAGAGGAGCCTAGCCATATTGTGCTTGTATTTACAAATGCCATTACGGGCACATTTAAATTTAATTATGAGACAACGGGCGGGCCAAGTAACCTTTATAAGCATATTGCAATATATGAAGATGCTCTTTCAGCCTCAAAAATAGAAACTCATTTTGAGCTATACACGGGCAAACCTGTTGACACAGTCACAGAATCTGCCATTACCCTGACAGAATTACAACCTGTATATTATAATAACGACTGGATTGTTCTACAATCCGTATAATTTTGTCAATTAGTCTGACAAAAAGCTGGACTTAGGTCATAGAAAGTGGTAAAATAAAAACCTATGGACATGGGAAAGATTAAATATTCATCTGCCGAAGAAGAGACCCGCCTAGGAATATATGTTTGGGAGATGCCTGATGGTCGCTGGATAGGCGACGACGACGGGAATTATCTTTCAGTCACGTCCATGAAAAACAATAAGGCAAAGATAGATGCTCTGGCAAAGACAGTAAGGTCCTATGGTATATATGAGGGAGCCCCAAAGTTTTTATCAGGTCGCAGAAAAGTTGATGACGAAGAATTTGAATATCAGAAACAGCGTCTCAATTGGGGATTAATTCCAGATCCTTTGGATATTGGAAACTATAAGACGAAACGAAAAAAGTAGGTAATAAATAATGGATCAGATAGAAGACGATAATATAGAAGAGATTCAAATCTCTAATGCTGCTGATTGGGTAAAATTTAATACCCTAACCGCACAAACAACAAACGATCCATTTAAAATTGAAGGCGAAGACTTAATTAAAATTTCTGGACTAAGTCCAACATTTCGTCGTAAGATGAATAGAGATTTACAAAAGAAATTTACGGGAATTGATGGAACAAGCACACAGCAAAACCTTCTTGCACAAGCAATTACTGGCTATGCAATGTTTGATCTTATCGAATCCCCATATAACTTAGAATATTTATCACGAGTTTATGAAATCTCTCCATACAACTATGCTGCAATTAATGCAAAGGTAGCTAATATTGTTGGACTAGGCTTTGATTTCATTGAGACACGTAAAACTGTTGAAGCGATGGATGGAATTGAAAATGATGTGCAGTTAGAAAGAGCACGTCGTAAATTAAATAGACTTCGTCAAGATTTACATGACTGGCTAGAGGATTGCAATGAAGAGGAAACATTTAAAGAGACTCTTGTTAAATTTTATACAGACGTAGAAGCAACAGGAAATGGATATCTGGAGGTCGGTAGAACATCTGCTGGCAAGATAGGATATATCGGACATATCCCCGCAAAGACAATGCGTGTACGTCGTTTGCGTGATGGCTTTATTCAATTGTTATACGGCAAGGCTGTATTCTTTCGCAACTTTGGAGATCAAGAAACCCCTAACCCAATCGCAGGCGGATTAGATAGACCTAATGAAATTATTCACGTAAAGAAATATACACCACAAAATAACTACTACGGAATCCCAGATATCGTAGCAGCATCAAATGCGATGGCTGGAAACGAGTTTGCTGCAAAATATAACCTTGATTACTTTGAGAATAAAGCAGTTCCAAGATATATCATTACTGTAAAAGGCGCAAAACTTTCTAGCGAATCAGAGCGTAAGCTTTTAGAATTTTTCCAGGTTGGACTAAAAGGTAAAAATCATAGATCTCTATATATCCCACTTCCAGCGGATTCACCAGACCAGAAGGTTGAATTTAAGATGGATCCAGTTGAGGCGGGAACTCAGGACTCATCATTTAATACATATCGTAAGATGAACCGTGATGAAATCCTTATGGCCCATAGAACCCCAATTAATAAAATTGGAACACCAGAGGGAATTAATTTAGCGGCAGCACGAGATGCAGATAAAACATTTAAAGAGCAGGTATGTAGACCAGCACAGGATATTCTTGAAAAGAAACTAAATAGATTAATCTTAGAAATGACAGATGCTCTAGAAATTAAATTCAATGAATTGGCTCTCACAGATGAAGACACAATGTCTAAGATTGATGAGAGATATTTGAGGATGCAGGTAGTTACTCCTAACGAAATTAGAATTCGTAAGGGCATGGTTCCTTTGGACAATGGCGATGAGGTTGTAGTATTGAAACCACAGCAACAGGCAGAAATTAGAGCCCAAGCCCAAAATAGCAGACGTCGGGACCAAGAAAGAGAAAATACCTCTCCAGATATTTCAGGAGAAGCTAGAAATCCTCAAGGCGACGGCAGACAAGTCGAGTAGTCCTACTCAACCATTATTTGCCTTTTTATATATAAAAAATTATAATTAAGCATATGAATATTGAGAAATCTTTGTGGTCTTCCCATGGCGAGAATATCAGCCTATCCGTACCATTCACAAAAGTAAATCGTGAAAAGCGTACCGTATCTGGATTTGCCACATTAGACAATTTAGATCAAACAGGCGATATTGTAACTTCAGAAGCAAGCATCAAAGCTTTTGAGAGTTTCCGTGGCAATATTCGTGAAATGCATGGATCAAATGCAGTTGGCAAAATGGTTTCATTTAAGCCAGAAACATACTATGATCCAGCAACAAAAGAATTTTATAACGGCGTTTATGTAGACGCATATATTTCAAAAGGTGCACAAGATACATGGGAGAAAATCCTTGACGGTACTCTTCAGGGATTTTCAATTGGCGGAAAAATTGTAGATTCAGAGAACGAAGTTAATAAGTCAACTGGTAAGCCAGTTCGTTTTATTAAAGAATATTCTCTAATTGAACTATCTGTTGTAGATTCACCAGCAAACGAACTTTGCAACATTTTGTCTATTCAGAAAATGAATGGACAACTTGTATTTAAAGGAATTGCAGCAGAGACAGTTACAGAAAATATTTTTTATTGTGAAGAGTCCGACTCAGTTTTTATTTCAACTGATGCATCTTATGACTCCCCAGTTACAGGCAAGCCTGCAACATTAATTGGATGGGTTGAGAGTAATGATGTTAATAAGTCGAAAGAGATAGATAGAATTCTTGATTCGTTTAAGCAATCAAGATTGTCGTTGCCTGATACACAAACAATTGCAAAACAGGCAAACGCAGAAGGAGGTAATGAAGTGTCAGAAAACACAGAAACAGTTGCAGCAGTTGAAGAAACTCCTGTCGCTGTAGAAGAGACAGCTCCAGCTGCAGAAGCAGCACCTGCTGTCGAAGAAGCTCCTGCAGTTGATGCAGCAGCAGACGCTTCTGCCGAAGTTCTGGAAAAAGCAGCCGACGTATCAGAAGTTGAGGTTGATGAACCTGATTTTGCAAAGATGCTCGGTGATCTAAAGGGATTCTTTTCAGATACACTTGCAAAAGCATCTGAGGCAAACGCAGCTCAAGTTACAACAATCAAAGAGACTGTTGAAACATTCAGCAAGAGCGTAGATACTCGAATTTCAGAATTAGCAGAACAACATGCAGCCCTTTCAAAGGCTGTAGAAGACATCAAGAGCACGATTGATGGGGTAGAAAAGCGTGTCGATGCAGTTGAATCAGAGACTGCAATTAAGAAGTCCTCAGACCTTGGCGGGTCTCAGGAAGTAACAATCAAGAAATCAAAATGGAACGGTTCTTTCCTCGGTTCCGTACAGGAAATTTTTAACTAAACTAAGGTAGGTGAAACAAAAAAATGAGCAATGAACTATTAGAAAAAGCAGTTGCGGCTGATACAGTCGTAGCAACAGGCCTTACAGGTTCTGGTGCTCCAACAACTGGTGTTCACAGAGGCTCTGGTGGCGAAAAGGGTGGTTTACTCAACCCTGAGCAATCAGCACGTTTCTTGGACTACATGTTCGACGCAACCGTAATTGGTAAAGTGGCTCGTACTGTTCGCATGCGAGCAGACACCACTGAAATTGATCGTATTGGAGTTGGAGAGCGTTTGATGACAGTTGCAGCTGAAGCTGATCAAGCAGGAGTCGCAAACGCAGCAGTAACTTTCTCAAAGATCTCTCTAACCACAAAGAAGCTTCGCTTGGATTGGGAGCTTTCAACAGAGTCTCTAGAAGACAATATCGAAGGTGCAGATCTTGAAGATCATATTGCACGTTTGATGGCAACACAAGCAGGTAACGATATTGAGGACGTAGTCCTTAACGGTACAGGCACAGGAACAGGCTTAATGTCTGCATTCCAAGGTGTAGTTGCAAAGGCAAAGGCCACAGCACATGTTGTTGACAACGGTGTTGCTACTGGTATTTCTCGTGCAACATTCAACGCAGCCCTAAAGGCTCTTCCACGTAAGTACAAGCAACGTCGTACAGACCTTCGCTTCTTGGCAGGTTCAAACTTAATCCAAGATTACTTATATGCTACATCTGGAAATATCCAGAACGTAAACCCACAAGATATTGCTTCAAGCATTATCCGTGGAGACGTAGCACCAGATAGCGGTCCAGCAGGATACGTAGCACCATATGCATTTGGTATTCCAATTGTTGAGGTCCCACTACTTCCTGAGACACAAGCTGGCGATTACACAGGTACATCAGGTTCACACGGTGACGTACACTTGACATTCCCAAATAACGTAGTTATTGGTATCAAGCGTGACGTAACTGTATACCGATTCTTCTGGCCACGTAAGGACTCTATCGAGTACACAATGTATACTCGTGTAGGCGTTCAAATCGAGCAAGCAGATGCTTGGGTAGTTGTAAAGAACGTTAAGATCGCTTCCTAATTTAAGGATTTAGATCTACAATTAAGGCCCCCCAGATAATCCTGGGGGGCTTTTCATTTTAATTTCTTAATGCTATAATTGATTTACACGGAACAAGGAGAATAAATGTCATTTGAGACACTTAAGGTATCTGACCTAAAAAAAGTAGCCGAAGATTTTGGGGTAGATATTAATAATTTAAAGAACAAAATAGACATCATTGCAGCACTCTCAGAAGAGGGAGTAACTTGGGCGGTTTACCAAAAAACCGTCGAAAGACTAGAAGAAGAGACAGAAGACATGTCAGAACAAACAATTGTAAAAAACGAAAAGAAAGAGCAATCTGGGGAAGATGTCCTTGTTAAGATGGAAAGAGATAATTTCCGTTATGACATTTTGGGATTTAGTTTTACTAAAGAACACCCATTTGTGGCAATGAGCCAAGATAAGGCTCAACAAATTTTTGACAAGGAGGACGGGTTTAGATTAGCTACTCCTAAAGAAGTACAGGAATATTACCACTAATCAAGCCCCATAAAAAATGGAGTTATATGTAGGCTCAACAAATCCAGTAAGACACAAAATCTTTTGGAGAGGTGAACCTACCGATGCTGATGCTTTGCCAACAGTAGCGGTATATGATGTTAGCGTAGATCCTCTAAGCAACAATAATCCAAATACAATTATTCATCAGTTGACATCGGAAAAACTAGAAACTGAAATAGGCGTATATCAAGTCAACTTGCCAGTAAATGCTACACACAAATCTAGAGATCTTAAATTAGTATGGTCATATAGCGTAAGCGGTGAAGCTCAAACTAGAGAGCACAAACTATATGTAGTAAAACCATATGTAGATTTGGCGCAAGCATATGGAGAATTAGATTTTGGAAATGACCCATCAGATCCTAATTATAAGACTTATAATCAAATTGTGGATGCTGAAAGATATGCCCGTAAAGTAATCGAGGAGTACACAGGTCAGAAATTCTTTTTATATAATGAAGTCTATAACCTATATGGATCAGACTCAGATACCCTTGCCCTTCCAGCTAAAATAAATACATTGCATTCATTATATGCAAATGATGTATTGTTAGTCGATAATATAAACAATATCGACAATTGGAATTATCAATTAGATATTACAGAAAGCGGATTTGGGCTTCGTGTAAATAGAGCAGCAATGATGGATAATACTGTATATACAGCAAACGGTATGGTTCCTCCATCAATTCATGACTCATCAGGAATTTTTAGTCTAGGATACAGATATAAAGTATATGCACAATTTGGATATACAGATGTCCCAGATGAAGTAGAATCTGCCACAATAGAATTAATGCAAGATTATTTCTCTAAGGATAATCTATGGCGTAAAAAGTATGTAAACAAAATCTCTACATTTGACTGGGATTTTGAATACGGAAGTGGAGCAACTTCTGGAACAGGAAATTTGTATGCAGATCAACTGCTTTCAGATTATGTCCTGTCTAAAGTTCTGTTAATTTAATGCAAGGAATTATAGAATCAGTTCTTTCTATGAGAATGGACGTGTATCGTCAATTAGACGAGCAGGATCCAGATACTGGTGCTATCAAAAAAGCTTGGATATATCAAAGAACCGTAGATTGCCACGCTAAAGGAGTTATTAGTAACTCAGCTACAACTAGGTCTAGCGATAAGCAGGTATTTGATAATAGATACAAAAATGATCAACAGATTCAAGTTAGAACTACAGATAGACTAACTGCTAGAGAAAAAGTTACTAACATAAGAGATCAGCACGACACCCCTATTTGGACAGAAATTAATTTTCCTAGCGATACCCCAACAGTATTTGAAGTAGTAGGAGTAACTCCAATAACAGATCCGTTTGGAAGAACTATTGGATACAACTCTGCAATGCGTAGATCGGAGAATCAGCAAATTGGACAATAGCACAATGTTGATTCAGGCTGCTAGCGGTTTAGAAAGACTGATGGCGGGCAGTAAAGGAACTGTACTTAAAGATAGTACAGTAGCTCAGATATCAGCATATCTATATTACAATTCACAGGTAGTTTCAAAGCTTACTAAAAATAAACAGTTTCAGGCTAAGTTTTCTTCAACAATATTTAAACAGATCGATAAAGACTTTGGCGAATATATAGACGCCTTGGCTAGAAGCAAGCCTAAATCATTACACCATGTATATGAATGGAAACGAGTCGGAAATAAATCAGCACGTTTATTTAGATTAAATTTATCTTCTCAAGATGGACTATCATTTACAATTTCACATTCATTTAAGCCGTCAACCTCATTTGTTCCAGCAAGTTCTAAGTATCGCAGACGCCATGTCTTTGTTAATAAAGCACAGGTAATGGAAGATGGAACGCCTTTAGTAATTTCTCCTAAACATTCGGAGAGACTAGTATTTGAATCAGATGGATCTACTGTATTTATGCCAATTGGTAAATCTGTAACTGTAAGACGACCTGGCGGAACGGCAGCTACAAATCAATTTAAATTAGCCCATAGACAATTCTTTATTGGACAGATGGTAAATAATTCTATTAAAAGATCTGGATTTCAACAAATGTTTAATGGGGCTATGGCAAAAGCATTAAAGTTACCTTCAAATATAAAGAAAGTTCAATATAGTTTTAGTCCAAATATTGTTAGAGGTCAAGCAGATGCCTCGTTAGCCGCAGCCTTCGGAGGTGCTCTATGACAGCAAATTATAAACTAGATGTTATGCTAGAACTTCGTAAATTTTTATGGAATGAATTAAAGACTCGTGAGATATTCGACCATGAGGATTATTGGAGTGATAATCTAGACGAGCACATTATTCCAATTCTTCCAGTCCAACAGACTGCAGAAATGAACCAATTTTTGAGCGGGAAAAAGCATATAGTCTATGACAAGATAGGTATGTCATATGAAAATAACTGGGCTATTTGTTGTGAGCAAATCCTATTTACAATATATTCAACAGACTTTTCTGAAATCAATGAAATCAGAAACTTCATGACAGACCAATTTAGGCGTATGGATGAGTCTGCTATGGACATAAATAAATGGTCTGGTCTATCAGATAAGTTCAAATTCCACTCAATTTTTATTGCAGATATTTCCCCTACCGCTCCTTCTGAGGAGCTTCAGGGATTTTTCTCTGCAGACGTAATACTTGAGATTAAATACTCAAGAATCATGGACCAGGTAGGTAGGTTTCTCTAAATTGCTTTAGGCCTCAAGATGCCGTATTATAGGACATGAGGAAAGAAGCCTAGCCAGCTTTGGTTTTAAAATATATATATATGTATAGTTTAAAATAGGAGGTAACAAATACTATGGCACAATCCGTAGGTAATGCTAAAAACATTCTCGTTGGTGCGTCTCCGTTGTTCTTGTCAACCATTGACATTAACGACTCAGATTACATTGCAAACGCAGAGCCAGGTGTAGCAATTGCAGCAGGTGCAGGAAACGTAACCGTTCCAGCATTTGCTTCAGGTGTATCTTACACAACTACACTTAATGGCGTAAGTCAGGAGTCAGGAAAGTTTGGATATCGTAACGTTGGTTTTACTAACAATGGTCTTCAAATTACTTACAACCCAACATATGATTCAGTAACCGTAGATCAGTTACTTGATACAGCTAAGCTGTTCAAGTCTGCGATGGAGGTTATGATCGCAACAGAAATGTCAGAAGGTACTCTAGAGAATATCGTAACAGTATTCGGACAGAATGCATCGACTCTTTCAGACAATGGTTTGTCTGGAGCAGCAAATAAGAAGGAACTCGGTCTAGAGGCAGGTTCTCTAGGTGCCGCTCCAACAGAGCGTCAACTAGTTGCAGTTGGACAAGCTCCAACCGCAACAGCAACCGCAGCAGAGCGTGTATATTATGCACGTCGTGTATTGTCTGTACAACAGTCACAATTCTCTCTAGCACGTACAACTCCAACCACATTCCCAGTAACCTTCCGTCTTCTACCAGATGCTAACTACTCTGGTTCAGAATACGGTAAGATTATTGACCGTGTGTTGACAGCTTAATAGCTTAATAAATTAGTCAGAAAGCCCTCGATTTTTCGGGGGCTTTCTGCTTGTATTAGTAAGACCTATTTGTTATAATAATTAAGACTATCCAAGGAGGATAAATTGGCAACTACAGTATACAACGTAGAAGAAATACAGCTACAAAATGGGCAGACCATTAAGCTAAAACCACTATCAATTAAAGAGCTTCGTAAATTTATGGAGGCTATTCAAAAGACAACAAATGTTACCACAGAAGGTGAAACTCTAACAGTTCTTATTGAGGCATGTGCTATTGCCCTAGAGAAACAACTTCCAGATTTGGTTAAGGACAGAGAAGCATTAGAAGATGCTCTTGATGTTCCTACTATGAATCGCATTCTTGAAGTTTGCGGAGGAATTAAACTAGACGACCCAAATCTTCTAGCGGCGGCGGTTCTGGCTGGTCAGAACTAGACCTTGCCGCATTAGAGGGAGAAGTATTTCTTCTTGGACATTGGAAGAATTACCAGGAACTAGAAGAAAATATTTCAATGCCAGAGCTTTTAACAACTCTAGATGCAATACGCAAAAGAGATTATGAGGAAAGAAAATTCTTCGCTTCTCTTAAAGGTATTAAACTAGATGAAGAAAATACAGGAGGTACCTCGTTCGAAGACGTTGAACTTAGAGCTTCAGGAATTAATGCATCTAAAGATGACGTCGTTTCGTTACAAGGCAGGTTTGCTCAGCAAGCAGGTTTTGGAATCGGAGAAGGACTAGGATACGCTAAGGAGTAACATAGAGTAAATGGCTGACGAAACAATCAGTACACGGATAGTCGCTAATGCCGACTTTTCAAGCCTTATTGCCGATGTGCATAAGGTTACTGCCAGCCTA